AACCTTGGCAACAGTGCCTTCGGAGTACGTCTTCAGCACGAGGGGCGGACATACCGGGGCTGAGACGGCTATTAACCGTCGATCCCAGTAGTTGAGCACTCCCTCCAGACTCATCGGCTTCAGGCGGTAGTCGGGCTTAACCAACCGTGCCACCTTCCGATCCGAATCAACTCCATTAGACCCCCCGCTCAACCGAGCAGCTAGACAGATCCTCGTCAGCCACTCGTCGGCGCTCGTGTACTCCTCGCCAAGAACGTCGTAGTCGTCACCACGACGGAGGCGGAAGTTCAGGGTCGCACTGGCAATCCTAATCGCCTTAGCACGCGGCACCTTCGTCATCTCGGACGCATAAAGCGCCAGCTCGGGATGATTAACAAAGTGTGCGGCCATCACACGCTGAGGCCGGGTTACACGCCATGAGTCAGGCGCCATCCTCGCATCCATTCCGAAGCCTCCCAAATGAACGGGGAGGTACCAGTTAGGAGTGAAGTTGCGCGCAAAGAAGTCGGATCCCCACCGCCGAAACGCGGCGTTCACCGACCTCGCTGCCCATGGACAGAACTTGATCATGCTCGACAGCTCTCGCCCAACCTGGGTCGGGAGCGCCGCCGAGTCACCGTTCTTAATATTCGCCCCGGTAATCAGCCGAAGGTTCAGGTATCCTACACGGACAACCTTATCCCCCATCACCTTAAACACCTGCGAGTTAATCTGGCAAGTGTCCGGCGACCGATAGCTCTTTCCCACCGAGCGTTTGAAACCCGCGGACTTTGCATTCCGCCAGAAGATCTCACTCAACTCGGGGGACATCCGCGCCAAGAGGTCGTCACCATTCACGATGACTGACCCCTGCAGGATCTTCCCCATTTCCCCACGGGCCGCGCTATCCCGCGCGACCCACTGCTTGACGCTCAAACGCCAGACAGCCAGATTGATCGTGCAGAGGCAGGTAAAACTGAGGGGGTGACCCATCAGCTGTCCTTCCTCCTGAAGCACCCTCCGGCCGTCAGGATAGATCAATACGCCCGGCTTAACCGACATCATTCCCAGCTCCCAGCCAGGGAGGTGGTTCAAAGGTCCAAGGACGGCACGAGTCATCGCTGACTTCAACGTGTCCGTCGCTGCCTTATAATCCACACTCTCCCACTGAAAGTCCTTGAACGATTTCGTAGCGTCATTGATTTGGCGCACCTTATCTGTCAGGTCAGGGCTAGTCATAGTGCCCTCGGGTCTCGATTTCCAATTCTCCAGGAGGACGCCCTGTAACGGCTGTAGAGCCGAATAGAGCCACCCATTACCCTTAGAGATGATTCGAAACTTCCCAGGCTCGGGAATGGCAATCACGCCCACTTCCGAGGCCACCGAACGTGGCTCACTGTCTTCCCCCCGCAAAGTACTGACTCCTACCTTGCCATCCCGCAGATTCGTCTGCAGATCCTTCCACGCATTAACTTCCGCCGCATGAAAAGACGCGTTCCGCCAGAGCGTCATCATCGCGTTGAGCTCACGTAGCTTGCCCATCCTGAACTTCCGCCCCGACAGGGGGTAGACAATGTTCGGATAGTCAGCCACGAGGTTCTTGCCCTTCGTGAACATCTCCAGGTCTAGGGAGTCAAACAACCCCAGAGCCCCCCCCTTATCCCGGCTCGCTTGCAAACACGCAGAGCTGGAGGGGCAGAACTTATTGGCAGTAACATCGGTCCTTCGGTTTATCTCCATCGAGAGGTTCTCCACCTCGTCGATTAATTCCGAATCAGGGTCCGGCTGCTTAGTACCGAACGCCACCGCGTGGTCGTTCAGAGCCGCTTGCTTCTTCTCGTCGCCGAGTGCAGGCCACATCTGTTTAGAACCCTTCTGAAGAGAGTAGATGAAGGACAGCGCCTTAAACGCGGTCTTACCTCCCCTACTCTTCGCCTGGGCCAGTGCTCGCTTAATGCCAGTACGGCAAAACCCACTGAACAGTTCATCCCGCTCGTCAAGCCACTCCGGCTTTGGAGGCAACTCCTCGCTCTGCGACACAAAGCAGAAGAGCCGATCCAGCCAATACTTCATCATCGTCTGCTCCTTGTTATCAGTGCCGAGTACCGCGTACTTAGCAATGATCTCTGCGGAATTCGCGATCGAGTTAGTAAATCTGACGAGGTCATCCCCATCAAACAACTTCCCCTCACTTTCCGTCCGGAAACAGACAAAAGGCCATACCACTGACTCCACAAGAGTCCTTATGGTCCGCACAAGCTCGGGCGCGTACTGCGCCTCGAGCAGGTGAGAGCACGCCTTGCTCGTCACCTTCTCCACACATCCCAGAGCCGAGACGTTCGACATACGTTGTGTAAACGCGTAGTCGAATATCTCCTGATCGGCCTTGGATGCCACATCGCGTGACACGACCCTATCACGAAAGGTGATTTGGTTGCTGTGATGCGCGCCGGGTTCTCTCCCGGCCCCCATTGAAGTCGCGAGTTCACTCATTGGTTGTTATCAGTCGAAAGATTGAAAATGATCGATT